CTGGGATACGGAATGCTACTTAACGCAAATAACGGCCAAATCAAAAGGAATGTAATAAGGATCGCCCGCCGTACCATCTGATGTGGACTCTGTTATCGGGATTGTAACTTGAGCTACGTTATTTGACGGGAAAGTCACTCGCGAATTAGACGCTCTCCATTGGATTGCATTGACGAAGCCAGAAATCGGAGTTCCACAATTTTTGGGGAGGTTGTACTTGTAGGTATACTCGCGCTTTTCAAAATTCGTTACGGCTATATTCATATGGAAAAATAATATAGTGGCTCCGTTACCGACACTGGCTATGTACCAACTTCCATTGCGGGATACGGAATCACCCGGCCATCGCCGCTGCGTAGCTGTCGCTAGCGCGCGCAACCACTGACCTAAAACTCTGCAGGTAATGCGCCATCGCGGTGTTCACAGTCGTATGCCCCAGCGCCACGGCTATGTCCTCGATGCTCGCGCCGTGCTCCAGCGATATAGTTGCCCACGAATGGCGCAGGCACGTCATAGGCACGTGCGGCAGCTCATGGCGGCGGCAAAACGCGCGGAACCGCCTGGCGACGGCGTTGGGATCCAATTCGCACAGCCTACCCGCCCGGCGGTTGCCCCTGATGGCACGCAGGCGCTCAAGGGCGAAGCGCGGCAGCTTGAGCCGCCTGTCCGACAGCCGCGTCTTGCAGCCCGTCTCGACCTCCGCGCCGCGCACCACGTGCAGGCCGCGCCGCACATGCACCCAACCGCCGCGCCAGTCCACGTCCTCGATGCGCACGGCGCACGCTTCGCACCTCCGCAGCCCCAGGGCCGCGCCCAGGAGCACGGCGGATTCGAAGGGCTGGCCCACGATGCCGCGAAGCGTCTCGCGCTCTTCGCTGGCCGTTAGCGTGGGACGACGCACGGTCGGCTTCTGGGGTAGCTCCACGCCTTGCGTGGCATCCCAGATGCGTATCTGCCTGCGGCGGATTGTCCAGCGGTACACCTGCCGGAACGTCTTGTACGCCTTCTCCGCCGCTCCCGGTAACTCAAAGCCATCAACCCACTTCTGCAGCTCCTCGAAGGTGATGCCCTCGATCTCGCGCGCTCCCCAGGCGGGCAGCACGTGGCATCTCAACGCGCTCTCGTAGCCTTCGAGTGTCGTTGCCCGCAGGCGCTTTTGCTTGTCGTCCATGTACATCTTCGCGGCTTCGCTAAACAGCATCTTGACCTCTTTCGCTTCGAGAAAATCCCAGACCCTTTGCAGCGGATACGCGGCCCGGGAGTCTGGGATTTTCCCGGCGCGAACGCGCCCTCGCGCCCATGGGAAAGCGAGGCGTGACGCCTACATCATCATCTTTTTCGAGCGAAAGGAGGTGACATATGGAGCACTGCCCCGAGCATTCGGCGCACGACAGGGCGATTAGGGACCATGACAAGCAGTTCGAGGAGACTGACAGGCATTTCGCTGCGACGGGCGAGCAGCTCAACTCGATAAACGAGACGCTCGCGGCGCTGCGCGAGATCGAGCGACAGAATCAGGAGCTAATCGACGCGATGGGCGAGCGCATCGACGCGTTGGAGAACGTCCCGGCGGACCGCTGGAACAAGGTCGTCGACTACGCGCTCACGTGCGTGCTCGGCATCGCCATCGGCTTCATGGCATCCAACATCGGCCTCTAGAAAGGGGGAGAAATGAACGAGAACGTACCCAAGTGGCTCATTCCCGGCCGCGTTTACGATGTTTTGAAATGGGTCGGCCTGCTCGTGCTGCCGACCTGCGCTTGGCTGTTCGGCACCGTAGGCCCGGCCTGGGGATGGGAGAACGTGGACGCCGTCGTGCTGACGCTGAACGCCGCCGGCACGGCAACCGGCGCCGTCATCGGCGCCAGCGCTATCAGCGCATGGAAGGGGGGAGCGGATGACTAGCATCAAGGCGAAGCTCACGGCCGTCATCGCGTCCGTGGCCCTGGCCGCGAGCCTGTCCGTGCCGGCCTTCGCGTATGAGCAGGTCGAGGATGTGGTCTCGTACGGCCACGGATACAACGATGCGGGCTATCTGGTAATCCACGAGACCGCGAATCCGGGCGCGAGTGCCTACAACCACACGCTGCTTTGGAGCCGCGACGACACCTACGCGGTGCATTATGTGATGGAGTTGGACGGCTCCGTTGTCTATCATACGGTGCCCGATTGGGCGCTGTGCTGGCACGTCGGCGGTGGCAACTATGCCACCGTCGGCATCGAGCTGGCGCATGCGACCAACTGGGAGGACTTCAGCGCCCAGTGGGACAACGCCGTGGCCTGGGCCGGTGACTACCTCAACTCTCGCGGCTGGGGCATCGACCGCCTGCTCAGCCACAACGACTGCGCGTGGATTTGGGGCGGAACCGACCACACAGACCCGACCGGTTACTTCGCCGAGTATGGCCGCTCCTGGGACGAGTTCAAGGCGGCGGTCAACGCCTACATCGGCGGCACCTATGTCCCGTCCGGTTCCGGTGACACGTCCGGCACAAGCTGGCACCCGGACTACTCGCAGTCCGAGGTTGCCATCACCTACGCAGCGTCCACGGACCCCTCCGGCGGCTGGTGGATGCCGGAGATGGTGGACCACACCGACACGGGCGGCTTCGGCGACACGTTTGCCGGTAACGGCTACGATCCCATTCGCTGGCTGGCGGTGGATATGCCTGGATGGTACCAGGTGTGCACCGAAGCCAACGGCTGGCTTGACCCCGTGTATAGCTACAACAAGGGTGACCTGATGTACGGCTGCGCCGGCGACGGCTCGCCCATCACGGCGGTGCGCTGCTACTACGAGACGGCTAATCCTAACAAGACGGGTTGGCTGGTCGCGGAGTACAACGTCAACGGCCTGCCAAATATGCACGACCTGACCGACACCGGCGGCAGCTGGGACGACTACGCGGGCAACGGCTCGCGCGTCACCACCTTTAGCCTGCAAGCCGCTTAACCTCGCGCCCCCGCTTCGGCGGGGGCTTTTTTACTGTCTTTCGAGCTGGTTTTGTACCGATAAATGTACCGGCAACTGCGACGGATTTCGCAAACGAAGTCATCACCAGGCAAAACAGTTGCGGTAAGGGTAGAATCGTTAGTTGAGTCGTAACTGAGCAGGAACTCGTGAGGCATCGTTGCCCGTGGTTGCGGTTCGTTGCGATTCGTTATAACCCCAGGTGAAACAGATTACCTTAGTGCGCCGATGTGTTTCCTTGCGACACACTGCGTTGCGGCGATTATGTACCGCGATTGTACCGCGCCGAATCGGCCGATGTACCGCTATCGGCCGATTCGATCCTCGAACGCTCGCATGGCCGCGCGGTCGGCCTCGTCGTCGGCGTGCACGTACGTGTCCGCCATGGATATCTTCGACCATCCGGCTATGCGCTTGAGCGCGAAGGCGTCTCCGTCTTTGGCGAGGTAGGTCAGGAACGTGTGCCGAAGCTCATGCAGCGTGCAGTCGACGCCGAACATCGTCGGCCCGAACTTCCGCCACCAGCGATACAGCGTGTCCGCAGCCATCCTCCTGCCCTTGACGTTCGTTATCAACGGGGTCTGCGGGGTCTGCTCGATTCCGCGCGACCTCAGCATGAGCGCCTGCATGGGCTTCCACTCGTCGAGCAGCTTCCGCGTCTCCGCGGTCATGGGGACTATGCGCTTGCCGCTGGGGGATTTGGTCTTCTTCTTCTCGCCGGACATGTCCTCGATGGAATCGAACACCGCAAGGCCGTCTCCAAGGTCGTCATCCCATTCGAGGGCCACCGCCTCGGAGCGGCGCAGGCCGTTCAGCGCAATGAGGAGGATGCCGACGACGTGGGCGTCTCCGCGCATGCTCGTGAGGTCGCCTATGAGCTTCGTGTATCGGTCGAAGGGCAGCGCGTGCTTCTCGCGGGCGTCGGACTTCGGAGGCTTGACGTTGTCGACCGGGCTCTTGGGTATCAGCTCGTCGCGTACCGCCTCGTCCATGATCTGCTTCAGCACGGTGTGGTAGCCTCGCACGGTCGAGTTCATAAGCTCGCCTCCGCCGATGGCGCCTCCTTTTATGCTGAGGAGGGCGTCTATGACGTCGGTTCGCTTCATCTCGCTCAGCTTGAGGTCGCCTATCACGCGGCGCAGGCCGTCGACCTTCGCGGCGTTGGCCCTGATGGTCTGGTTCTCGAAGCTCCCGGAGTCCCTGCGCCTCTGCAGCCACCGCTCGGCGTACTCGGCGAACGTCATGCCCGGGTCGTAGCCGCTCAGCCGCATGGTCTCGGCGTAGGCGGCCTTGAAGTCGTCCCCGGCGGCCTTGGCCTGGCCGTAGGTGCCGTGGAACCGCTTGGACTTGGCGGGCTTGCCGTCGACGAACAGGCGCAGGCGCCACAGGCGGCACTTGGCGTTGCTGGCGCCCTCCATGCGCGACACCGTTAGCGTCAGCTTCGCTCCCATACGACGCCTCCTACTTCTTTATCCAGCGCAGCACATCCCTGAGCCCGAACGTGGTGCGGCGGTACACGTATCCCCTTGCCGCCTTCTTGGGGTGGGCAAGCCCCATTCCCCTCTTGCCGTACAGCGGGTTTAACGAGCGCTTCACGGCGCGTTTTGCGCGGCCCGTGGTACGGGCCTTCACCATGCGCTTGACGCTCGGTTTGCGGAAACCTACCTTCATGCAGCGCCGCCCTCCTCTCCGCCTTCTAGGGCCTTCACGGTCGGGTTGTCCGCAAGCGCCGACAGCTGCTCGCGGGCCATCGCGTTCAGGTACTCGGCGCGCTCCTGCCTGCTGCGACCCTCCTTTATAAGCTGGGCGTTCATGCTTTCAAGGTTCGCCAGCACTATCAGCTGGTGCAGCGTTGCACCGTCTCGAAGGTTGCCGGGCTTGTCGGGGTTCTCGTCGCGCCACTGCTTCGCGGTCCTGCCGAACAGCGCGACGTTGAGGACGTCCGCCTCGGTGGCGTAGACGAACTTACCGCCCTTGCCCTTGATGTTCGGCGCCAGATTCTCCTTCACCGCATCCGTGTGGATGCGGTAGTTTATCTTCGTGAACAGGCGCTTCTCGTTCCATTCGAGCGACAGCCTGCTGTTCTCGTCGGACTTCAGGCGCTGATAGTCCTTGATGATGTACAGCTTGAACTCCGGCGATATCCAGGACGCGAACTCGAAGGCGATGTCAACGTGGGCGTACGTGCCGCCGCCGTGGCCGCGTTTGACCTTGACGCCTTTGGCGTTCGTCGCGGATATCCATTTCGTGGGCGTCATGGTGAACGAGTTCAAGCCCGCTTCTTTTCTAAAGGCATCGAATTCGATGCCTTTGAAATCGGGGTTATGAAGCCCCTCCCAGACGCCTAGGAACTCGATGGTGTTGCGGTTGCGCATCCAGTTCTGGATGACCATCTTCGGCTCTTCGCTCTTGTACCGCGCTATGTCGGTGAGCGATATATAGTCGTCGCGCGTGCCGGTCGAGGACACGCCTATCTGCACGCCCAGGGCGTTGATTTTCTCGTTGGCCTCGTCGCCCATGGGCTACCTCACGTCCTTCTCGGCCTGATACCACACGACCACGCCCTTGAGCATGATGGGGGCATCGTCGGCCCTTACTATGATGTCCTCGAACTCATAGTCGTGCGAATCCGGGGAGAGCATCAGCGCGGACGCGCCGCGCGAATACTTGCGGACTATGCTCTGATAGTCTTGGGTCTCCGCCAGCACGGCGCAGCCGTCGAACGGCTGCATGTGCGGGTCGACGAACAGCACGGAGTCCGAGGGGTAGCGGTTGTTCATGCACTCGCCGTCCGCGCGGACGCAGAACCCGCCGGGGTGGGCCTCGGCGACGCTGGCGGGGACCTCGACCATGCGGTCGCACTCGCCCTCGTCCTCGAACTCTCCCATGTGCGTCGTGCCCAGCAGCGGAACGAGCGCGGAGGAGGGCTTGGCGGCGATGGCGCCGGCCGGGGCGTCGGTAAGGCCGTGCAGCTTGGCGTAGAAACCGTCGGCATAGCCGAACAAGTCTTGCTCAGTAACGGAGAATGCTGAGCAAATCCCATCAACGACAGATTTCTGCCGGGGCTTCTGTACGCGCCCTGCCTCCCATGTATAAACAGCTTGGCGATTAACTCCGATAGCATCGGCGAATTGCTCTTGCGTTAGCTCGGCATTCTCGCGAATCGCCCTTATGTTTCTAGCAAATGGTGACCCTGCCATAGAAAACCTCCTTTGCTACATTAAACAAGACGCCGCTATAAAGTTAAATATATTTTAAACCGTTCTATTTACAAATTGAAATGTACGGTTTAAGATATAGCTACCGCAAGAAGTTAGGCGGCGCACCTTGAGAACCGAAGATAGAGGCACGGGGTAGCGACCCAGCAAATCCTGGGCGTGAGCCGTGCGAGTAACTAAAAACAACGACTAATCGAGACAAAACTGGAGGTGATAGCTTGTGGCGAGCTTGGTTGCGAAGGCGCGCATGACCGCGCTCAAGAGCCAGGAGGACTTCGCTCCGCTGCTTGGCGTGAGCGTCGTCACCCTCTGCAAGTACGAGCAGAACCCCGACAAGTGGATGACGCCTGAGCGGCTTCGAATCTACTATGACAACGTCGGGCAAGACGGCAAGCGGCTGCTCAAGCAGTACGCTGCCTCTTTTTTTGCGGCATAATGTACGGTTGAAACGTGCATCTAAATCATCATAAGGAGGACGAATGGGAAAGGCGTGTTTCCAGCCGACCTACGAGGAGGCGGTGTCCATCGCGGGCCGCCGCATCGCGGAGAGGCGGGAGAGGGACAAGTACGACATCGGCGGCGCCAGCTCGGACAGGCGGGCGTCCGAGGCGATTCAGGACGCGACGCTCATCGCCGAGCTGTTCGGCGTCACGACGTCGCAGGCGCTCGACGACAGCGAGCGCGAAGCGCGAGAGCTTGAAGCGCGAGAGCGCGAGGAGGACTGATGGAGCTGTTCGGGAAAATCGCGGACCTTTGCCAGGCGTTGGTTGTCCTGCTCCTGGTCTTCCAGGTATCCGCGCTGTTCCGCAGCATCGACCGTCTACGAAAAAAGGGCGAGCAGCTGGAAAACCGCGTCGATGACCTCTGGCGCGGCAATCGCAGCCGATAGCGCCGTTTTGACGATTCTGGCGCTGGCCTTCGCGGCGGCGCGCCGCGATTGCGTCATCTGCCGATAGCGCTCCCCGTAGCGCGAGAAGCGGTCGGCGGTGCCGGGCGCGTGTATGTGGGCGGGTTTCGTCATGCCGGGCATGTTAGCCCGCTGGTCACGTTCGAGAGCAAGGAGGGAAGGTTGAGTTCGATTGCGAACTTCTGCGCCGCGTTCTGCGCGGTGGCCTTGGTGGTCACGTACTACCGGGTGATTAAGATCCGCCGCGATGTAGCGGAAATCAAGGAGCTGCTCAGGTCTACAGACCGATGCCGGCGATGAGCGCGGCGAGCAGCAGGTCCCTTGCGACCTCGCAGAAGCCCGCGCGTTTGGCGAACGCCCAGAAGTCGAGCAGCCCGGCCTTGAGGTTGCCGAGCGATGCGGCGGGGCGCGCGCGGTGTTTCGGTTGTTGTCCACGGGAGTTGTTCATGCCGTGCATGCTACCCGGCACGTCACGGAGCCTGATTCGAAAGGAGAAACCATGGGAGTGAACGATTTGCCGCCCATTATGACGACGGCGCAGTACGCGGCGGTCATGGGCATGTCCGAGTGGACGGTGCGCAAGCACTGCCGCCTTGGCATCATCCCGGGAGCGTTCAAGCACCCGGGCGCCAAGGAGTGGCGCATCCGCACGGCCGAGGCGCTGGGGGTGTGCGCGTAGTGGCGGGAAGGGCGTGGACGGTCGCGGAGCGCAAGGTGCTGCGCGAGTTCGCGGACTGCGGCGCGAAGGCCGTCGTCCGCAAGCTGCGCTCGCTTTGCGGGACGAGGCGCACGACGGCGGCCGTGCAGATGCAGGCGAGCCGCATGGGCGTGACGCTGGTCGAGCACTACACGTGCTCGCGGTGCGGCGGGGTGTTCCCCCGGCGCAGCTACAACAAGCAGCGCGGGCTGTGCCTCAAGTGCAGCGCGCTGTCGTACTACCCGCAGCAGCGCACCGGCGCGGAGATACGGGCGGCCATGCCCGACCCGGAGGAGTTCGGCCGGGAGGTCGCGGAGGCCAGGAAGGCCAACGCCGCGAGGCGCCAGAAGGCGCACCGGGACAATGTGAAGGAGTTGTGACGATGTTAAAGACGATGTTAACCGCCAGGTCAGGCGGGGCGTTTTTTTCGAAAAAAAATTGCGCGCCGAGTTTTCGAGGCAGGGCGCGCATGGCTTTGGGCAAAGCCGCGAACAGTTTAGCAGACAACCGCGAGGATATCGCCCTGTTTCTGGGCATGTCCGCGTGGATCACGGTCATGGCCGCGTTCGCGTGCATCGGTTAGGCGCGGCCATGTCTGTTCTTGAAGGTTTCATCGCCAGCGTCTCGGCGCAGGCGGCGACGCTGGTCGTTCTGCTGCTGTTCTGGTCAGCCGTCGACAAGCGCCTTGGCGATATCGAAAAGAAGGTTGACGAGCAGGCCGAGCACAACGGCTTCGCGCCGGCTTCCCCTGGGGAGCGCGCGCATGAGGCCTGCTCTTGCGAGCGACGCCGATAGGCGCGCCGCGCCGAGCGCGAGGCAAAGCCCCTTGCACGGGGCGGAGAAGACGAACAGGCCGCACTCCGAGAGGCCCTCGCGCAGCTTGCGCAGGGAGGCGGAAGGCGTTGCCGGAATGTCTACCAGTTGATTCATCGTCACCGATGGTAAAGGTGGCGTCACACGAGGAGGTTTCAGCATGGAGAAGCTGACGAACGACGAGTATCTGGCGCTGGTGGTGGCGGTCGACAAGACCGTGGCCGCGAAGGCAAAGGAGGCCAAGGGCGCCGCCTGCGCCGCGATGGTCGCGCAGGCCATGGACGGCGAGAGCGACCGCCGGCCCATCCTGGTGGGCGGCGCGAAGGTCGGGGAGGTCGGCGCGAGCTACAGCAAGCCCGGGCCGGTCATCACCGACATGGGCAAGGCCATCGAGGCGCTGAGGGCCAAGGGCCTGACGGTCGAGGTCCCGGCGAAGGGCTGGGAGGAGCACTTCACGGCGGTTGCCGGCCTGGTGGCGGACAAGGACACCGCGGAACTGGTCGAGTGGGCCGAGTGGGACCCGAAGCGCGTCAAGGGCGCGGCGGTCCGCATCCCCGATTCGCAGGCGGTGCTCGACGCGTTCGGCACTCGCATCGCCGACGGCGGCGGCGCGCTGAAGCTGCTGGAAGCAGGGGCATGAGCTCCTGGCGATTGAGCCTGTACGCCGTCGACGAGGACGGCGTGGAGACGCTGGTCCACCGGGGCGAGCGCGGGAGCTTCGCCGAGGCGTGCCGCGAGCAGGTCGAGTTCGTGGGCGACGGCGGGCTCCCCGCCCGCTGGTGGCGCATCGAGGTGACGGAGGAGCGCGAATGGACGTGACGTTCTACGCCCTGGACGCCGAGGGCGAGTGGGAGATAGACCACGAGGCGTACGCCGGGCCGCTCAAGACGGCCCGGGCGATGGTCGAGGAATGGATGCGGGGCCACGAGGCCGACCGCATGTGCAGGATTCAGGAGGCATGAGAGATGGCCAAGGAGCTGGCTAAGTACAAGGACGCGTCGGGGCAGGAGATAACGATCACCGACGTGGACGTGGTGAGGGTGTTCTGCGACAACCCGGCGGTAACGCAACGCGAGGTGAAGCTGTTCGTGGAGCTGTGCAAGGCGCAGCGCCTCAACCCCTTCATCCGCGAGGCGTATCTGGTGAAGTACGGGGACAAGCCCGCGTCGCTGGTCGTGGGCAAGGACGTGTACACGAAGCGCGCGCAGGCGAACCCGCGCTTCAAGGGCATGCAGGCGGGCATCTTCGTCACCCGCGACGGCAAGGGCAAGGAGCGCGAAGGCTCCATGGTCCTGCCCGGGGAGACTGTCATCGGCGGCTGGTGCAAGGTGTTCGTGGAGGGCTACGACGTGCCCATCTACGACAGCGTGGCCTTCGAGGAGTACGCCAACCGCCGCAAGGACGGCAAGCTGGGCGGCAGCTGGGCGAAGATGCCCGGCACGATGATTCGCAAGGTGGCCATGGTCCACGCGCTGCGCGAGGCGTTCCCGGACGAGTTCCAGGGCCTCTACGACGCGGCGGAGATGGGCGTCGACGGGCAGGAGGAGCGGCCCGAGCGGCCCGAGCAGCCAGAGCAGGCCGAGCAGCCCATCGAGGTCGAGGCCGAGGTCATCGAGCCTCCGAGCCTGATGGAGGCGCGCAACGACCTGTGGAAGGCGATGCGCGCATGGTGCGCCGCCACGACCGGCCTGGAAGGCGAGGAGCTGGACGCCCGCGCGCAGGCCGAGTGGCAGGCCCAGCAGATACCGATGGACCGCGACGAGGCGCGCCTGACGGAGCTGGGCTACACGGCGCAGTGGTTCGAGGAGCTGGCTCGAAGCTACGGCGAGCACGCCGCAGAGGCGGCCTAGCATGGCCGAGCTGGCGCGCGGGGACAAGGCCCGGTGCATAGCGGCGCTGATGCGGGCCGACGGCTCGCGGGAGTACGTCGTCAGCGACGTGCGCAGGCGCCGCACGCTGACCCAGAACGCCTACTACTGGGCCATGCTCAACCGCCTGGCGGCGAAGCTGGGCATGGCCGATTCCGAGGTGCATCTGGGGATGCTGCGCGACTACGGCTCGTGCGAGGCGTTCGAGGTGGACGCCCGCGTGCCGCTCGGCGATTACTTCGAATACTACGACGCGGGGCCTGCGCGCCAGGTGGGCGGCAGGCCCATGCGGATGGTCAAGGTCTACAAGGGGTCGTCGAAGATGGATTCCGCGGAGTTCTCGCGGCTCGTCAACGGCATGAGGGACGAGTGCGAAGCCCAGGGCATCGACGTCATGACCCCGTCCGAGATAGCGGCCCTTCAATGGGCGGAAGGATGATACATGAGCATCAACAGGGTGATGATTAGCGGCAACCTGACGCGCGACGCCGAGCTGCGCAGCACGCAGAGCGGAACGTCCATGCTTGGCATGGGCATCGCGGTCAACGACCGCCGCAAGAACCAGAAGACCGGCGAATGGGAGGACTACCCGAACTTCGTCGACTGCACCATGTTCGGCACCCGCGCCGAGAAGCTGCAGCCCTACCTCGCGAAGGGCACGAAGGTGGCCATCGAGGGCAAGCTGCGCTACAGCTCCTGGGAGAGGGACGGCCAGCGCCGCAGCAAGCTGGAGGTCGTCGTCGATGAGCTGGAGTTCATGTCCTCCAGGCAGGCCGGAGCTGTGCAGGACCTGCACACCGGGCCGGCGCTCGATGCGGCAGAGCAGGTCTACGACGAGGATATCCCGTTCTAAAGGAGGTGCGGAATGGCGAGGTCGTTCACGTGGTTCGAGAAGTTCGGCGAGGTCTTGGAGGCCTTGCCGGACGAGAACCAGGCCGAGTTCGCGCTGGCGATCGTCCGCTACGGCTCGCTCGGCGAGGAGCCGGAGTTCGATTCGCCGCTCATGGCCGCGCTGTTCACGGCAATCCGCGAGGACGTGGACAACTCGCTGACCAAGAGGGCGAGCGCGTCGAAGGGCGGCAGGCCGGCGAAACAGCAGGTCAAAACCAGCAAAGCCGAAACAGCCGAAACTGGTTTCGCGAAACCGGAAACCAAGGCTAAACCGAAAACGGAAACTGGTTTCGAGGTTTCGGAAACCAACGCGAAACCAGTTTCGCAAGGTGGTTTCGAGCAACCGGAAACCAGTGCTTATATAAACCAATCCAATACAGTACAAGCCAATACAAGCCAAACCAGAGAAAGCCAAGCCAAGCCAAGCGGCGATGCGCTCTTTCCGGAGGACGACCCGGAGGCCAACGCCTTCGCGGAGTTCGCCGCCGGATGCATCGACGCGTTCAACGCCGAGACGGGCAGCGACTACCGCTGGGGCGGCGGCGGGAGGCTGGCGCTCGACCTCCGGCGCATGTTCGACGCGGGCCGCACCGTGGACGACGCGAGGGCCGTCGTGCGCCGAAAGCGCGACGAGTGGCGCGGCTCGAAGCGCATGGCGCAGCACATCCGGCCGGAGACGCTGTTCGGCGAGAAGTTCGAGAGCTACCTGAACGAGAAGGGGGCCGACCATGCAGACGCTGGCGTCTATGCTTCCGCGTTTTGAGCTTCCCTCGGCCGAGGTGAGGGCCAAGGCCGACGCGAAGGCCCGAGAGATCGAGGCCGCCGAGCGGCGCTACGCCGCCGAGCGGCGAATCCGGCAGGCGGGAATCCCGGCCCGGTACCGGGAGGCGCGCATCGCCGACGCCTGCGAGCCGGTGCGCCGCTGGGCCGCCGACGTGGCCGCAGGCTCTACCGACAGCCTGATGCTCAAGGGGCCGAACGGCACCGGCAAGACCACCCAGGCGTGCGCCGCGCTCATGGCGCTGGCAGGCTCCATGCGCGGCGAGTTCGCAACGATGACGGGCATCCTGGCCGAGGTCAAGGCCACGTACTCCGGGCCGGGCAGCGAGCGGCAGGCCGTGGCGCGGTGGCGCAACGTTCCGCTGCTCGTGGTCGACGACCTGGGCAAGGAGAACGTCACGCCGTTCGCGCTGGCCATGATGTACGCCGTCATCGACGGCCGCTACCAGGCGATGCGCCCGACGGTCTACACGACCAACGACGACTCCGCCAGCCTGTTCGCCAAGCTCTCGGCGGGCGGGGACGAGGCCACGGCCAAGTCCATCGTCAGCCGCCTGGCGGACGCCCGGCAGGTGCGCATCGGCGGCGCGGACAGGAGGCTGGCGCGATGACGGCGGACGATTTGCGCTACGCGGCCTGGAAGGCCGACGCCTGGGTGGTGCACATGCCGCCGAAGCTGGCCGACAGCGAGGCGGGCATCCACGGCCGCTACGTGTCCGTGGAGCTGCCTCCCGTCCAGGGAGGGGCGAGGCCGTGAACCGCTACCAGGAGGCCATGATGGCCCTGCCGAGCATCGAGTCCGCCGTCTGCCCGTTCTGCGGCCGCCCGGCGTCGAACCGGCACCACATCGTGCCGAGGAGCCAGGGCGGCAAGGACGGTCCGACCGTGACGGTGTGCGGCTTCGGCAACGCGGCCGGGTGCCACGGGCTGCTGCACTCCCACGTCCTGCACCTGCGGCCAGACGGCCGGGGATGGTGGGAGTGGCTGCGCACCGACGCGCCGTGCAAGCACGAGGCGGCGCTGGCGCTGCCGGGCTGGGAGCCGGTGGTGTGGCCATGAGGCCGGAGCTTCCCGGCCAGCTCGGGCTGTTCGCCGACCCCGAGCCGGGATGCTGCCCGCACGAGACGGGCCGCTACGGCACCAAGACCGAGTGCGGATGGGCCGGCAGGCCCGTATGGACGAACTGCCGCGAGGTCGGGCACTGCGTGTTCGGCGGCGGCGTGGATATCTCGATAGACGAGGAGGACGACGAATGACGCACCACAGCAGCCTGCGCTACGGCGGGGGCAGGGCGTTCTGCGACAACGGCAGCTGCGCGAAATCCGGCCCCGTGCGCGTCAGGTACTTCGACCCTGCCACGGGGGAGCCGCTGGCCGAGAGGCCGAAGGGCCGGCGCGGGAAGCGCCGCGACAAGCCGCTCTCGTTCGAGCCGGGCAGCGTGCCTCCGTGCGCCGTGGCGGTGACCGTGGACGGCACGGCCTACGAATCGATAGCCGAGGCGGCGAGGCGCGAGCGCGTCAGCCCGCACACGCTCAGGATGGCCCGGAAGATGGGCTGGACGCGCATCGGCAAGCGCTGCGTGAGCTTCGGATAGCGCTCAGACGCTACGAGATGCCCCTGCAAGGCCCGAACCAGAGCAGGGCGGGAAACCATGGGGGCGAAGCACGACGCGGCCTTAGACGGCGCGAGAGGGATTCAACGGCGCCGCACGCGGACTCCAAGGAGGCGTGCGCCGGGAGCCCGGACGCGGGCATGCAGGATGGCGGAGGGGCCGGGCCTGCGACCAGGGCAGCGGGCGGTGACGGCAAGCGAGCCGCCCGCGTAAGACCCAAGCAACATCGGGGGCGCGAAGGTTATCGAGACCGTGAATCAAGCGTTAGCGCCCCCGGCCAACCAGAGATTCAACAAACGGAGGTTTTAGCCATGAGGATGTATAGGTGCGACAGATGCGGCGAGCTGGTGACGTCCAGCTGCAGGAGCTTCATCCGCAAGCCATCGCGCGGCGTGTACCGCTTCGGAAAGAAGCAGCATCTTTGCCCCGACTGCGCCGATGATTTGCGCAGGTGGCTCAAGATGCTCAAGTTCGCCGACACGGGGGCGCTTCGCGAGGTCGTCGCCGAGATCGAGGAAGCGGACGTTGACGGCACGGGCGATTGGGCCGAGCGAATCCGTAAGGCGGTGGGGCTGTGAGCTGTAGATACTGCGAGGTCAACCGCGACATGAGGGGAGCGGCTTGTGGCGCGGGATGCGAGGTCGAGGAAATCAGCATTGAGAACCTTGCCAGCTTTAGCGGGGGCAGGCTGGTCGGCACCGAGTTTCGCATCAACGTGGAGCTGCCGGAAGGCTATGCGATGACGTTGCCGATTAACTATTGCCCCATGTGCGGGAGCCTGTTGGCGGAAAGGATCAACTGTGAGCGATAGCTTCGAGAAGATTATCGAGGACGCATGGCTTGGCCCGTGCGGTTACGCGCGCACTTGCGGGTCAGGACCTGACGATAGTATCAGGTGCCTCGGTTGCATGTTCGCAGGCCCCGGGTCGTGTGACGAGAAGATGCGCAGCGACCTCGTGCGCAGATGCGTATGCGTTGCAGCCGATACCGGCAGCGAGCACGGAGACGGCGCAGGCGGCTCGGTCAACATCGGCGAGGTCGCGACCTTCCCAGGCGTGAAGGCCGACAAGGCCCAGGCGCTGAAGGTCCTAGAGGAAGCCGCCGAGGTGTTCGGCGCGTGGCAGCAGTTCGACGACGGCGAGAGCCCCGCCCTTTCGAGGTGGCTGGTTCTGGCCGAATGCGCCGACGTAATCCAGGCCACGTGCAACCTTATCGCGGGGATGGGCGTTGCCGATTTCATTCCGTACGTAGCCATGTGCCGGACGCGCAACGAGGAGAGGGGGCGTTTCGATGGCTAGCAACGAAGAAAAGCGTGATATCGCCGACGAGCTGCGCCGCTATGCCGCGTATCATTCCGGCGCCTACCTCTCCGAGTGGTGGTGCCGGTTGCATGAGCTGGTGACCGGCGAGGTCGATTTTCCCAATCCGCAGGATACGTTCAACGCGCTGGCGGACTTGATCGAGCCGGGAGTTGATGACGATGACGATTAAAGCCTGGAAGCACCCCATCAAGTATCTGCGGCTGGTTACCACGCCGACGTGCGACAAATGCAAACATTTCGTGTGCGGAATCGCGCTCTCGAAAGACAGGTGCACGTGCGAGAAATACCTTGAGCACGCCAACAGGCTAGAGGGTGGAAGGTACAGGTGGTCGGAAATCGGCCTCGTGCGCGGCACGCGCTGGTGCGACTTCGAGCCGATTGAGGAGGACGCAGATGATTAGCGACGAGGAGCGCCGAGAGGTTGCCGCGAAGCTGCGCGAGCGCACCAAGCGCAAGCTCGGCAAGAGCATGCAGCTGATGTTCAGCGAGACGCTGGGTCTGTACCGGACGAACATCTGCTGGTCTCGAAAAGATAAAGCGACCGAGACGTGGGATGCGATTGTGAACTATCTCGCCGACCTCATCGATAGGCCGATGGCGAAGCGCGAGGATGCCGGAGATTACTGGCGATGCACGCATTGCGGTGCCTTTACGCGCAAGGATGCGCTCGCTGACCGTATCGGCTTTATGCCTGCACACCGCTGCGGGAATTGCGGAAGGGAGTGGGAACTGTGATCAGCGACGATGAGCGCCGTAAAGTCGCGACAAAGCTGCGCGGCATCGAATCATGCGAGATGGACGGCGAGGAGCTGTGCGACTGCGCGGAGGTAGAGGGTGTGCTTGGCCTGGTTAGCGATGACGGCGCATGGTATCAGGCGGATGGCGTGCGCAAGCTGGCGGAGTTTATCGACGTGCCGACCTCCGAAGGCGTTGTCGAGAACGACGGCACCAGCGTGTGCGGCCATTGCGGCTTTAGGTTCGATGTGTCCGTGGAGGTTTCCGGATGCTTCTCCGAGGTTGTGCTTGCTAATCATTGCCCGAAATGCGGGCGATTGCTTGTGTGGCGCGAGGAGGTGGACGAATGAGGTTCAAAATCACCGAGGTCCACGAGGTCGATATCCCGGACGATGAGTATTACGCGATGGAGGACCCGTTCGAAGAAATCAGCGACAACGCGCCTTGGTATATCAAAGTGTACGGACGCAAAGGATGGTGCGAGGAGGTGGAGCAGCTTGACAGGCCATGGTAAGCCGAACTACTCATGGGACTGGGTCAACGGCATGCACATCGGCTACACGCCGGAGCGTATCAGGGTCGAGGGACGCGGCGGCGCGGTCGAGTACGTGCCTGATGCGGGGACGTGCCGAAACCTCGCGACGAAGCCGGTCGACGAGCTGCTATGCAGCAGATGCGGCGAGCACGTCGATATCGCGTACATGGAGAGCGCGGACGATTATCACGCGAGATATTGCCCGAACTGTGGAGCGGAGGTGGTGGACAAATGACGATTGAAGAGTTGTTCGTCAACGAATACGAGAAGTTGAAAAACGATAACGCGTTGCTGCGCGCCAAGCTCGACTCCGTGCAGGAAGCCGTCGTATCTGATAGCGCTTCCGTGCGTATCGTGCGAGAAGACTTCGAGCTAATCAATGTTCCGGCTGTGAGCCAATACGATATCGTGCACAGACTCTTCAAGGGCTCGTCATCGGACGATCTTACTGTTTTGAAATCCGAAATCGAGGATACCGAAATTGCCGCAATCAGGGCCCGAGGGCTGATATCGGTTATGCGCAAGACGTTTCCGCTCGAAATCGCGGTTGAGTTCAAAACGAATGAAAAGCGCTTCATTCTTGATGATGAGCTGAATTTGCTGCGCCTCTTCGGGTCTTGTCGCACTGACGCCTGGCGACCGCCTAGCGAGGAGTCAGTGCTGCTGGAAAAGGGGAAGAACTCCCTGCTCAATGCAATAAATTGTGCAATCAATTACGTGAAAAGGAAGGAGGGAGAAAGCGAATGAGCAGCGAACAGGGTCTGCGGTGCGAGGAGTGCGCGCACTACCGCACGGTGAGCCGCGATGGCGAAGGCGAGTGCGTGCTGAGGCACCGGCCGGCCGGAGGAGGCGACGCGGCGTGCGTGGCGGCCAGGCTGAGGGACAAGGCCATGAGGGGCCTGGGGTATGCGTGCGGCGTCATGGTCGTGCTGTTCCCGGTGCTGCTGATGGCGGCCGCCTGCGCGTGGGCGGCGCGGCTCGCGCTGGGGGCGTTCGGCGCCCTGTGACGCGTGCGAGATGATTATAGGGCGCTTCCCCATGGCGCACCTCCTTCTGAGCGGTCTCGGGCCTCGGCCCGGGGCCGCTTGGCGTTTATGGGGCCGTGACGGACCTGGGATGATGGAGACACAACGAAAGGAGGCACCATGGGCAAGGGCATGACCGTGGCCGAGATTCAGGAGCTCGTGCCGACGCTGGCGGTGACGGTGGAGCCGGTCGGCCGCCTGCAGGAGTACGCGGGCAACGCAAAGGAACACACCGCCGAGCAGGTGGAGCAGATAAAGGCCAGCATGCGGCAGGTGGGCTTCTGCGACCCCATCGGGGTGTGGACCAACGCCGAAGGCAAGAGCGAGGTCGTGGAGGGCCACGGGCGGCTCATGGCGGCGCTGGAGCTTGGGTTGCAGAGCGTGCCGGTGATACACCTGGACGGGCTGAGCGACGAGCAGCGCCGCTTCTACGCGCTGGTGCACAACAAGCTCACGATGAACACGGGCTGGGACTTCGACAAGCTCAACTCCGAGATAGACTCCCTGGCCGATATCGACATGTGCGAGTTCGGCTTCGAGGACGGCTTCGACGCCATCCAAGACCTGCTCGAAGACGATTTCGTCTCCCTCAAGGAGGAGGCGGACGCCGAGTTCTACAACATCACGTTCACCTTCCCCGCCGAGACCAAGAGGGCCGTCAAGGCCTGGCTCGACGACGTCGGCAAGGAGCAGGCCGTAGCCATGATCGTGAAGGCGGCCCAGGCATGGGGATAGACTGCGGGAGCCAGGTGGTGCTCTGCGAGTACCCCATCAGGCTCGACACCTACGAAGGCTGCTCGCACGACTGCCGCTACTGCTTCGCCCGGATGAAGCGCGACATCTCCAACGTCAAGCCGCTGCACTGCGCCGAGCAGGTCAGGCGCTTCGCCGCGGGGAACAGGACCTCCACCACCAGCTGGTGCGACTGGCGCATCCCGCTGCACTGGGGAGGGCTTTCCGACCCGTTCCAGCCGGCGGAGCTCGAGCACCGCTGCACGCTTGAGGTCCTCCATGTCCTCAAGGAGACGCAGCACCCCTTCATCGTCAGCACCAAGGGCCGCCTCGTCGCGGAGGAGCCGTACCTGACGCTGCTCTCCGAGTGCGACGCCGTGGTGCAGATAAGCATGACCAGCCCGCTGCTCGACAAGCTGGAGGTCGGCGCGCCGACGTTCGCCGAGCGCATCGAGATGGCCGCCAGGCTCGCCCCGCGCGTCAAGCGCGTGATAGCCCGCGCGCAGCCGTACCTGCCGCAGTGCAAGGCCTCGCTGATGGAGGCGCTGCCCGAGATGAAGCGCGCCGGCATCCACGGCATCACCCTCGAAGGCATGAAGTTCAAGCGCCGCAAGCCGGGCCTGGTGAAGGTCGGCGGCGACTGGGCCTACCCCGAGGAGGAGCTTGAGCGCGACTACCTGGCCATACGCTCGCGCTGCCGCGAGCTGGGCCTGGCGTTCTGGTGCGCGGAGAACCGCCTGCGCAGCCTGGGCGATTCGACGGCGTGCTGCGGGTGCGGCGACCTGCCCGGCTTCGAGGGCAACCGCTTCAACTGCGTGAGCATCGCCAATGGCTCGGGGGGGTCCGTCCGAGCTGATGCGGCGGCCGGGGACGGCGGGCTGCTTCAAGTCGCTCCACCAGGAGGCCGGGATAGCCGATGTTATAGCGCGGAGGAGCTTTGCCGAGCTTATGACGGACGCGGCGGGTGCCTTCTGATGCCGCGCGAGGCGATGCGGCGAAAGGGCACCGGGGCGGTGCTCGCCGGGGTCCCACAGTGCGCAGGGCGGTACGGCGCGCTGCTGCGGGAGTCCCCGTTCTGCCGCGCGATGATGGACTTCATGAGGTGATGCGCGAGCTGCTCGCCCGCAGGCGCCCGCCGGAAGGCTCGGTCGTGCGGGTTGTGGGCGCGGAGCCGTCGAGGTGCTTCCGCTAGCGAAACCCAGGCCCCGCTTCGGCGGGGCCTTTCCTTTGCCCGTGACCGGTAGGGCATCATCAGTGTCATGACGACTGACGGAAAACATAGGGGCCAGCCGACCCGTTACAACGCCGAGGTGCACGTGCCCTGGGCCGTCTCGCTTGCGCGGAGGGGCTGCTCATCTGCGGAGATAGCGGAGGCGTTCGGAATCTCGGAGCGGACCATCTACCGGTGGCAGAAGGCGCACCCGGAATTCTGTCACGCCCTCAAGGAATCCAAGAGCCAGGCGGACGAGGCCGTGGTGACGAGCCTCTACGCGAAGGCGTGCGGCAAGGCCAAGCGCACCACGGTCCGCAAGCGCGAGGTGCTGGACCCGAACAAGGGCAAGGTCACGCTCGTCGAGAAGGTGGAGGAGACCCTGGCGCCGGACACCACGGCCATGATCTACTGGCTCAAGAACCGCCAGCCCGAGCTGTGGCGCGACCGCCCGAGGCACGACGACGCCGACACGACCGTCCTGGCCGCCGCCAAGGAGCTGGTCTCCGGCGTGCAGAGCGCGATCGAGTAGCCCATGCTGACCAGGATGCAGCAGGAGTACCTGCAGAATTGCACGCACCGCTGGAACGTCAAGTGCGGCGCGACGGGCAGCGGCAAATCGTACGTGGACATAGCGGTGACCATCCCGCAGCGCATCATGGCGGCCAAAGGCGAGGGCCTGCTGGTCATGATCGGCAACACGCGCTCGACCCTGGAGCGCAACATCCTGGAGCCGATGCGCGCGCTCTACTCGGAGGAGGTCGTCGGCAGCATCCGCATGGACAACACCGCGAACATCTTCGGCAGGAAGGTCTACTGCCTGGGCGCGGACAAGTCCAACAGCGTCTCGAAGATTCAGGGCGCGACGTTCGAGTGGGTGTACGGCGACGAGGTGACCACGTGGGCCGAGCCGGTCTTCCAGATGCTCAAATCGCGCCTGCGCTGCCCCCACAGCCACTTCGACGGCACGTGCAACCCCGACAGCCCGAACCACTGGTTCAAGGCCTTCCTCGATTCCGAGGGGACCGACATATACCGACAGGACTACACCATCTGGGACGGCGCTCTGCTGCCCGAGGTGGTGGCGCAGCTTGAGGCCGACTACGCCGGCAGCGTGTACTACGACCGCTACATCAAGGGCCTGTGGACGCAGGCGGAGGGCCTGGTCTATCCCTGCTACGCCGATGCGTTCGAGCCGATGTGGGACGGCGCCGCGACGCGCTACGCGGTCTCTTGCGACTACGGCACGCAGAACGCCTTCGCGGCGCTGCTGTGGGCGTGCGACGGCCGCTCGTGGCACGTTGTCAAGGAGTACCGCTACTCGGGCCGAGACACCGGCCACCAGAAGACCGACGCCGACTACGTGGCGGACATGGTGGCGTTCCTCGGCGATTTGCCGCGTGACACCCCTTTCATAATCGACCCCAGCGCGACGAGCTTCCACGCGGCCATGCGCCGCGCCGGGCTGACGGTGCGCAAGGCGCGCAACGCCGTCGAGGACGGCATCCGCGAGACCGCCGCGTGCATGCAGGCCGGGACGGTCGAGATCGCGGACTGCCTGCCGGAGCTTGCGAAGGAGTTCGCGGGCTACGTGTGGGACGCTCGCAAGGGCGGCGACGCCCCGGTCAAGGAGGACGACCACCTCATGGACGCGCTGCGCTACGGCGTGGCCACGCTGAGGATGTGGAGGGGCCGCGAGGAGTACGTAAGCCCGTTCGAGAAGAGGAGACGATAGGTTGACAGCCAGCACGATAATCACCTACGCCGAGCTGCTGGCCGACGGCGGCACGCCCGGCTGGGTCGACGAGGCCGTGGAGCGGCACCGGCGCAGCGAGATGTACCGCAACGCGGTCAGCGCCGACAACTACTTCCGCCAGCGCAACGAGACCATCGCGGCGTTCACGAAGATGCTGTTCACGGCGCAGGGCGTCGAGGTGCGCGACTTCACGGCGAGCAGCCTGCGCATGGCGAGCAACTTCTTCCGCCGCCTGAACGTCCAGCGGTGCATGTACAGCCTGGGCAAGGGCGTGTCGTTCGTCGACGTCGGCGAGGGCGGCGAGGACGTGACCAAGGCCAAGCTGGGGCCGCGATTCGACGACGACGTGAAGCAGATAGGCATCAACGCCCTCATCCACGGCGTGAGCTTCCCGTTCTGGAACCTTGACCACATCGACGTGTTCACGGCGGCCGAGTTCGCCCCCATCTGGGACGAGCAGACCGGCGCGCTGATGGCGGGCATCCGGTTCTGGCGCCTGGACCAGTACCATCCGCTCAACGCCGTGCTGTACGAGCAGGACGGCTACACGGTGTACAAGGCGGGCGACGCGGACGGCTCGGACATGGCGCTGGTCGAGCCGAAGCGCGCCTACAAGGTGACCTACTCCGAGGTGCCGGCGGACGGCCTGAAGCTGGCCGTGGACGCCGAGAACTACAGCCGCCTGCCCATCGTGCCCATCTGGGGCAGCGACGCGCACCAGAGCACGCTCGTGGGGCTGCGCGAGTGCATCGACGCGTACGACCTCATCAAGAGCGGCCTGGCGAACGACGTGCAGGACTGCGCCGAGATCTACTGGATTGTCGAGAACGCGGGCGGCATGACCGACGCCGACCTGCAACGCTACATCGACCGCCTGAAGCTGACGCACGTGGCCTCCGCCAACACCGAGGACGGCGGCGACATAAAGCCGTACGTGCAGGAGGTGCCGTACGCGGCGCGCAAGGAGGTCCTGGCCACCATCAAGGCCGACATGTACGAGGACTTCGGCGCGCTGGACGTGCACACCGTCGCCTCAGGGGCCACGAACGACCACATAGACGCGGCCTACCAGCCGATGGACGAGGAGGCCGACGAGTTCGAGCGCCACATCCGCGAGGGCATCATGGACCTGCTGGCTCTGCAGGGCATCGTCGACACGCCGGTGTTCACGCGCAACCGCGTGAGCAACCTCAAGGAACAGGTCGAGGTCGTCATGGCCGAGGCCGCGTACCTGGACGACGAGACCGTTCTGCGCAAGCTGCCGAACGTCACCCCCGACGAGGTGGCCGAGATTCTGCGCCGGAAGGACGCCGAGGCCGCCGAGAGGATGGCCGCGCTGCCCCCGGCGCTGCGGCAGAACGCCGTCGGCGAGGAGGACGGCGAAGAAGCCGGGGAAGAGTAGCGCATGAGCGACCACGGGCACGACTACGCCGACGGCCAGCTCGCGGCCTTCGAGGCCGAGGTCGCGGACGTCTACGGGCAGGCCGAGCAGCAGGCGCGCAAGGACCTGGACGCGTTCCTGGAGGAGTTCCGGGAGCGCGACGACGAGAAGCGCGCGGAGCTTGAGGCCGGGAAGATAAGCGAACGCGCGTACGCCGACTGGCGCAGGTCGCAGATGATGACGGGCATGCGCTACCAGCAGGTGCTCGACCAGGTTGCCGAGGCGTATTCCAACGCCAACGAGGTGGCCGTGGCGGCGCTGAACGGCAGGCTGCCCGACGTGTACGCCGAGAACGCCAACTACGGCGGCTGGCAGGTGTGCGAGGCGTCGGGGCTGGACGTTTCGTTCTCGCTCATGGACGCCTCCACCGCCCAGCACATGCTGACGGCGGGCGAGGCGCTGATAGCGCCCCCGGCGCTGAACGTCGCCAAGGACCTGGCATGGAACCGCAAGCTGCTGGCCTCGCAGCTGACGCAGGGCGTCCTGCTGGGCGAGTCCATCCCCAAGCTTGCGAAGCGCGTGCAGCGCGTCACCGGGAGCAACTATGCGGCGGCGGTGCGCACGGCTCGCACGGCGGTCACCGGAGCGGAGAACGCGGGCCGCGTGCACAGCTACGGCATGGCCCGAGCCATGGGCATCAAGATGCAGAAGGAGTGGCAGGCCACGCTCGACGGGCGCACGCGCCACACGCACCGCAAGCTTGACAAGGCCAAGGCGCCCGACCCCGGGACGTTCGAGAACGGCTGCCGCTTCCCCGGCGACCCGCAGGGGCCGTACTCGGAGATATGCAACTGCCGGTGCACGCTGGTCGCGGCCATCGACGGCATAGACCAGGACGACGCCGAGCGGTGGAGCAGGCTCCCGCCGGGCATGACCTACGAGCAGTGGAAGGCCGGTAAGCCGGTTTACCGGCATGACAGCAGCGGGCGCATGATGGGCGAGTTCATGCAGCAGCCTAGCGTGCAAAAGAACCTTGAAAAGCGCGGCATGACCGAGGCGCAGGGCCGCAAGGCGCTTTCTGAGCATCTGAAGGCAAGCGGAACCAGCGGCCACGCGTTCAGAACGATGCAGAAGTCCGAGCAGCAGCAAGCGTGGCGAGCTGCTTTGGTCAGCAAGCACGCCGAGGAAAGGATGGCCGAGCGCGGACTTACGCGCTACGAGGTCGATGACGCGATAGCGAACCCGCTGCACGCGTTCGAGCCTACGATCGATTTGCAGGGGCGGCGTGCCCAGAAGCTCGTAGGCGCATCGGCCACCGTTGTCGTCAACCCCGATACCGGGGTTATAATAACGATGTACAAGACCGGCAGGCGCGAAAGGAGGAAGTATGGCTTGGACGAATAGGAACGGTGAAACCGTTTTTCTGACGAAGCGGCAAGAGGAGCTGCTTTCATGCTTTGGGCTTCCTTGCGATTTTGAGCGCCTGACCGATGAGCAATATTTCGAAATAGACGACAGGATGTCGCAGGAAATGCAGCTCAAGGGGCTGTCGGATGACGGCCTGAACGATTACGGAAGGCTCTGCGAGAGCGTGATACTTGCCCTTCCGGAGTAAAAGCATGGCCCTGCTTTGGCGGGGCTTTTTCATGCCCTGAAACCGACGCGTGACGCATAGCCCATCATTGCAGCCATGAAGGAAATCATCTGCTGCATATCGTGCTCCATGGCGGCCGTTCGAATCGGTTGCGGCTTTGCCGGCACCGAAACCTTGTACTGCACCATAACCGGGCAAGAGGTCACGCACGAGGACGGCTGCACGTTCGGCGCGCCTGGAAATCCCGGCATCGCCTCATACGGCTACCAGGTCGATATCGGCGCGAATGCGGCTGTAAACGGAGACGGTTGGTGATCGCATGAGCGAGGCGTTGGAGCAGCGCGCGGTTGTGGAGTACTGCGACCTCAAGGGAATCCCCGTGTTCCACATCCCGAACGGCGGCTACCGCAACAAGGCCGAGGCGGCGCACCTCAAGGCGCAGGGCGTCAGGCCCGGTGTGCCGGACCTGTGCGTGCCGGTGGCCAGATACGGCTATCACGGGCTGTTCATCGAGATGAAGGCGAAGAAGAACGGCAGGGTTTCAGCGTACCAGCAGAGATGGCTGGCCCTGCTGCGCGAGAACGGCTACTGCGCGTACGTGTGCAACGGGGCGGACGCGGCCATCAGGCTGCTTGACCAATACATGACGGGGATGCTCCCATGACCGTCATCGTGAACGAGGACAACTCAGACGAGTGGGGGAAGCTGTTCGAAAGCTCGCTCCGGCGTGCGCTTGAGGAGGTCGGCTTGGTTGCTGAGGGCTACGCCAAGCGGCTGTGCCCGGTCGACACGGGGCGCCTGCGCAACAGCATCACGCACGTGACGGGCTACGGCGCGAAGGCGGTATACATCGGGACCAACGTCGAGTATGCGCGCTACGTCGAGATGGGGACGAGCCGCCACAAGGAGCAGCCGTACCTGCGCCCGGCGGCGCAGAACCACATCGGACAGTACCGGGCGATCATAGAGAACGAGCTGAGAAACGGCTGAGACGAGGCCCCGCCTGCGCGGGGCCTTTTCGCGTTCCGGGGCTGTTCATCGGGCCGTGACGCGGGGCGGATGATGGAAAACGGCCCCGGCGAGGCAAGGCCGGGAAGGCAGCAGGCGCGAAGAAGCGCGCCGAATCCAAGGAAACGGAGCGAAACATGGCGTTGACCAGGAAGTTCCTCAAGGCTATGGGCATCGAGGACGAGAAGGCCGAGGAAATCATCTCGGCGCACGTCGAGACCGTGAACGGCCTCAAGGGCGAGCGCGACGATCTGCAGGAGCAGCTGGAGGCTGCCAAGCAGGCGCCCAAGCCCAAGGCCAAGCAGGCCGACCCGAAGCCCAGCGAACCGGGCGAGAACCCCTACAAGGAGCAGCTGGAGGCCGAGAAGAAGGCCTTCGCGGAGTACAAGGCGCATGTCGAGGAGGAGAAGGCCGAGGAGCAGAAGCGCGTGCTCTACCGCAAGCTGCTGGCCGAGGCCGGCGTCGACCAGAAGCGCATCGACTCCGTGCTCAAGGTGTCCGACCTCTCCAAGGTAACGGTGAAGGACGGCGCCATCGAAGGGGCCGAGGACCTGGTGAACGGCATCAAGAGCGACTGGGCAGATTTCATCCCGGTCACCGAGACGAAGGGCGCGAGCGTGGCGAAGCCCCCGGCGGGCGGCGGCGGCAAGGCCGCCCCGAAGACGCTGCGCGACGCGCTGCACGAGAGATACGAGCAGAAAGGCTAGCCCATGGCTATCACCCTCGAAGAGGCAAAGGTCGGCATGGCCGACCACGTAGACCAGCAGGTCATCGACACGTTCCAGCGTTCGTCCCTGCTGCTCGACCGCATGACGTTCGACAACGCCATCTCCCCTGGCACCGGCGGCTCCACGCTGGCGTACGGCTACACCCAGCTCAAGACCCCGGCGACCGCCGGCGTCCGCGCCATCAACTCCGAGTACAAGGCGAACGAGGCGAAGCGCGAGAAGAAGACCGCGAGCGCCGTCATCATGGGCGGCTTGTTCCAGGTCGACCGCGTGCTGCAGAACACCTCCGGCGCCGTCGACGAGCTGGCCTTCCAGCTTGAGCAGAAGGTCAAGGCGACCTCCAACGAGTTCCACTACCTCGCCATCAACGGCAAGGCGGCGGGAACCGCCGCAACCGGCAAGCCCGACGGCACGTTCGACGGCCTGGCGAAGCTGCTCAGCGGCACCTCGAACGAGCTGGAGTCCTCCGTCGACGTGTCCGACGCCGACAAGATGTCGGCCAACGCCCAGGCGTTCCTGGACGAGATCGACAACCTGCTGTCGTTCGTGGACGGCGCCAACATCCTGATGATGAACGGCAAGATGCTGACGAAGTTCCGCGGCATCGCCCGCCGTGCCGGCTACTACGAGCGCACCAAGGACGACGCCGGCCGTTTCATCGAGACGTACAACGGCGTGCCCATCGTCAACCTCGGCAAGTACTTCAACGGCACGACCTCCGTCGATGCCATCGCCGACGTCGCTGCCGCTTCCGGCACGTTCGGCACGTCCGACATCTACGCCGCGTCCCTGGGCCTCGACGGCTTCCACGGCATCAGCCCCGTGGGCACCGGCCTCATCCAGTCCTTCATGCCCGACCTGTCGCAGCCCGGCGCGGTCAAGTCCGGCGAGGTCGAGCTGGTGGCCGGCGTCGTGCTCAAGAACACCCTCAAGGCCGGCGTGCTCAAGGGCATCGCCACAGCCCCGAAGCTGGCCTAGCCATGCTGGAGGCCGTTCTGCGGGCGCTGAACAACTGGTTCGAGTGCGACGGGCTGCGCGGCGAGTTCCGCATCGAGGGCGGGGCCATCGCGCTGCCCGAGGGCTTCCTGATGGACGGCCAGCGATTCCGCATCGTCGGGAGCGTGTTCAACGACGGCCTGCACACGTGGCCCGCGACAGACCTGGCCGACGAGGAGTTCGACGGCCAGGTGTGGGCGCTGGCGGTCCCGAAGGCGGTCGTGGAGCTGTCCGAGGACGTGGCCGCGTGGGAGCAGGCCAACGGCGAGGCGGCGCGCAGCCCCATGCAGTCCGAGAGCTTCGGCGGCTACTCGTACAGCAAGGGCGGCTCCTCGTCCGAGTGCCCGTCGTGGCGCGAGGCGTTCCGCGGCGAGCTGGGGAGGTGGCGCAAGCTATGAGGCTCTACGAGCGCATGGCCGAGCCGTGCCGCCTGCTGCGCCGCTCCGAGGCCGCCGACGGCGAGGGCGGCGTGGCCGTCGAGTACGTGGCGGACGCGAGCTTCGCCGCCGTCGTCGTCAAGGACTCCTCCGCCGACGGGTCGCAGGCCGAGAAGCGCGGCGAGGAGGCCGCGTGGACGGTCACGGGGACGCGGCCGCTGGTCTACGGCGACGTCATCGAGCGCGCCGACGGCTCGCGCCTGCGCGTCGTGAGCGGGCAGGTAGTCGCTCCGGTCATGGCGTCGTTCGCGTTCCGCCAGTGCAAGGCGGTGTCGTTCGATGGCTAGCAAGGCGGCGGCGTTCCACGCGTGGGCGTCCAGGTTCGGCATCCCGGCGTATCCGGCGGCAAGCGTGCCCAAGGGAGCGCGTATGCCGTACCTGACGTACTCGTTCGGTTCCGCAGCCTGGGGCGAGGAGCCATTCGCGGCCGAGGCCGACCTGTGGTACCCGGCCGAATCCGGCGAGGCCGCGCCCAACGCCAAGGCCGAGGAGATAGGCGCGGCGTTGGGCGACTGCGGCAGCGTGCTGCGCTGCGACGGCGGGGCCATGCGCGTGCTGCGCGGCTCGCCGTTCTGGCAGGCCCTCCGCGACGAGGACCCGGCCGTGATGCGCCGGTTCATCAACCTGGAAATCGAGTTCTACACCAACGATTAGAGAGAGGGGTCCCGTGAGCGGATTCAACAAGATCACCGCCGATGCGTTCGAGAAGCTGCAGTTCGGCGCGGGCATCGTCTGCAAGGCGTTCGACCCGGCGAAGCCTGCGGCGGTCGCCGATGAGAGCATCCTGTTCGCCACGTCGGGCGGCATCAAGTTCGAAGCGAAGCCGACCTACACCGACTACGGCGAGGACATCGACAACTGCCCGAAGAACATGAAGGAGCTTAAGCGCCTCGACAGCTGGGAGGCGACGCTCTCCGGCACCGCGCTTACCATCGACACGGCCTCCGCCACGCAGGTGACGGGAGCCGCCGACGCCTCGGGGAACAAGGTCACGCCGCGCAACGACGTGAAGCTGACCGACTTCGCCGACGTGTGGTGGGTCGGCAACTACGGCGAGGACGGCTGCGCGGCGGTCCACCTCATCAACGCGCTGTCCACGGACGGCTTCAGCCTGCAGACCGGGGACAAGGCGAAGGGCCAGTTCCCGTTCGCGTTCACCGGCCACTACAGCATCGACAGCCAGGACACGCCGCCGTTCGAGCTGTACATCGTGAAGACCTCCACCGCGGTGGCCAAGGCGGCAGACGAGGGCGCCGCCGAAGGCGAGGCGGTGGCCTGATGCGCATCGACGAGCTGAGCGCCGACGAGTTCATGTCGGCCATGGCCTCGCTCGGCGAGGCAATCGAGGGGCTGGCCAACAGCGACCTCGCGGAGACGTTCAAGAACGACGTCAAGGCGTTCCGCGCCGGAGACCGGTCGAACGCTGAGGGCTGGGCCGTCGACATGCTGGCCAAGTACATCCCGGCGCTGCTCAAGGGCAACGTTGGCGACCTGTACGCCGTCCTGGCGGCTTGCGACGGGCAGACCGTCGAGGAGTACAAGGCGTGCTTCACCCCGAAGAAGCTCATGGCCGACGTCGCGGCATTGAAGGCCGCGCTCGGCGATGGCGGCGCCTTGAAGGAGCTGGCGGCGCCTTTTTTCGGATAGCCGCCGATGACGGCCGGCCGCTCTGGCTTTACCTGGGCGAGTACGCCGGCCCACGCCGGCTCCGCCCGTTCATGGCGTACGCGGTCGCGCGCTACAGGCGCGACTCCGACGAGGCCGCGTACAGGACGTACGTGACCGAGGGGATTCGGGGGCTGCTGGGCGGCGGCGAGCTGCCGAGCTGGGCGGAGCTGGTCCGCCCGAGCAGGCCGGCCGAGCGCATGACCGGGCGGCAGCTGGCTGACAGCGTGTTGGAGCGATTGGCGAATCTGGGAGGTGATGGAGATTAACCTGCTGGACCTGATGGTCAAGATCGGAATCGACGACAAGGCCACGAGCGGCGTCGAGAAGGTGGCGTCGAAGGTCAAGGGCGCGTTCGGGGCAATCGGCCGAACGGCTGCGGCGGGCGTCGCGGCGGCGGCCACGGCGGTCGGCGCGCTCGGCAGCCAGGCGCTCGGCATGTACGCGAGCTACGAGCAGAACGTCGGCGGCATCCAGAAGCTGTTCGGCAACATGGGCAAGTCGCTCGAAGAGTACGCCGCCCTGACCGGGCAGTCCACCGACGAGTGCGCCGGGAAGTGGCAGCAGCTCGAACAGGCGCAGACGACGGCGCTGTCCAACGCCGGCAACGCCTGGCAGACGGCCGGCATGAGCGCGAACCAGTACATGGAGCAGGTCACCGGCTTCTCCGCCGCGCTCATCAAGTCGCTGGGCAACGACACGAACGCCGCAGCCGACTACGCCAACATGGCGATGGTCGACATGAGCGACAACGCGAACACCTTCGGCACGGACATGCAGTCGCTGCAATGGGCGTACCAGGGCTTCGCGAAGCAGAACTACACGATGCTGGATAACCTCAAGCTCGGCTACGGCGGCACCAAGGAGGAGATGGAGCGCCTCATCTCCGACGCCAACCGCGTCAAGGAGGCCAACGGCGAGATGGCCGACCTGTCCATCGACTCGTTCGCCGACGTCACCGAGGCAATCCACATCATCCAGGAGCAGATGAATATCGCCGGAACGACGGCGCGCGAGGCCTCCACCACCATCGAGGGCAGCGTGAACTCGATGAAGGCGGCGTGGGAGAACTGGCTGACCGGCCTGGGCGACGACTCCGCCGATATGCAGCAGCTGACCGAGAACCTGGTGCAGAGCTTCGAGACGGCGGCGGGCAACGTGGTGCCGCGCATGGCGGTCATCATCGGCACGCTGATAGGCCAGGTTCCCGGGTTGGTCTCGCAGCTTGGGCCGGTGGCGGCGCAGGCGGTCGGCGACATCTTCGCGGAGGCGCTGAGGGGAATCTACGACGCGCTGCCGGCCGAGGCGCAGCAGAAGGTCGACGAGATAGCGCAGTCGTTCCAGGCGAGCGGCCTGGCGGAGTCGCTGTCGGGGTTCCTCGGGGCCATAGCGGATTTCGGTGCCCGGGCGGCGGAAGGCATAGGCCAGCTGGAATCGAAGTTCGACGAGATGGGGGCCATGGAGGCGCAGGCGGCCGTGCTCGACACGGTCGGCGCGCTTCTTGGCAGCATCGCCGACACGGCCAGCGAATACCTGTTGCCGGCATTGGAGTTCCTCGGAGAGCGGTTCGGCGAGCTGTTCGCGGCGGTCGGCGAGGCCCAGGTATGGCTTGAGCCTATAGCGTCGTTCCTGGGCGAGGTGCTCGTGGCCGTCCTGGTGACGCTGGTGGACGCGGTGTCGGCCGTCGTGGCGGTCTTCACGGGCCTCATAGAGACGGTCACAGCCGTGGTCGAGTTCTTCATGGCGGCGCCGGCGAGCATCCAGGCGTTCGTGACGTCGGTCGCCGGCTTCTTCTCGCAGCTGCCCGGCATCGTGGGCGGCTTCCTGGCATCGGTCATCGGGACCGTAGCCGGATGGGTAGGCTCGATGGTTTCGAGCGCCGCTTCGGCCGGCTCGGGCTTCATCTCGTCCGTGGTCGGCTTCCTCTCGCAGCTTCCCGGCAACGTGTCCGGGTTCCTGTCTTCCGTCATCGGTGCCGTCGCGGGATGGGCCGGCCAGATGGCCTCCCAGGCGGCGCAGGCCGCGTCGAGCTTCGGCTCAAGCCTTATCGACGGCCTCTACGGCATCGTAGGCTCGGCCATGAGCGCCGGCCAGGCCATCGTCCAAGGCGTCATCGACGGCATCATGGGGATGATAGGCTCTGCAGGCGCGGCCATCGGCTCCGTCGTCGATACCATCGCGAGCTACCTGCCGCACTCCCCTGCGAAGCGAGGCCCGTTCAGCGGCAAAGGATGGACGCCGTACAGCGGCAAGGCCATCGTGCAGGGCCTGGCAGAGGGCATCGAGGCGGCCGGCGACACCCCGACCGAGGCGATGGAAGGCGTCATGGGCCGCGTGCGCTCCGCGATCGGCGATGGCGGGGCAGGCATCGGCGGCTCCGTCTCCGTCGGCGCGTCCGGCGAATCGGTCATCGCGTGGCTGGCGGCGAACCTGCCGGCAATCATCGCCGATTACACGCCGGTGATGGGAGACAAGGACTTCGGCCGAAAGGTCAGGAAGGCGGTGGCGTATGCGTAGCGACATCGTGTACGTCTCCGGCGTCGGCGGCGATGCGTACCGCCTTAACGACGGCATCTACGTAGGCAGGCCGAGCGACCTGTTCAGCCGCGAATGGTCGTACTCGATCGGCTACGCGTCGGTCTCTTCCGTGACGAGGAAGGCGCGCAAGGCGAAGCTCAAGGCGTTCTTCGCCGACGTCGCGAAGGCCGATGCTTTCCGCCGGGCGTGCGACCGCGACGTGTCAAGAGGCGTCGCCGGCACGTTGAGCGTCGACGGATGGTCGCAGCGGTGCATGGTGATGGAGTCGGAGGCCGATACGGTCTCAGAGGGCTTCTTCACCGCCGACCTTACCGTGGTGCTGCTCGACGGCGTGTGGCGCAAGGGCCACACGGTCCCGTTCGAGCAGCTTACCGCGACCTCGGGAGACGGCGAGTTCCTGGACCTGCCGTACGACCTGCCGTACGACCTCGGCGTTCCGTCTACAAGGAAATACGTCGACATAGCGGGGTGGGGCGCGGCTCCGCTTCGGTTCATCGTCTACGGGCCGTGCGTCAACCCGGCAATCCGCATCGACGGGAACTGGTTCCGCGTCGACGTGACCGTCCCCGACGGCGGATACATGGTGGTCGACCCTCTGGCAACGCCGCGCTCGGTGACCGTCGTCGGGCCTGACGGCTCGACCACCGACGCGTTCGCCAAGGCGCGCCGCGGAAACGGATCGGGAAGCGGCGAGTACATCTTCCAGCCCGCTTCGCCGGGCGTGCACGAGGTCGAGTGGGACCGCTCGTTCGGGTTCGACCTCACATGGTACGAGGAGGAGGGGGAGCCGCCATGGTCCTAGTCGTCTACGACTCCAAGCTCGGCAACGTCCGGGAGCTGCAGGACTTCGAGCTGGACCTGGCGTTCGGCAGCGACGAGAACTCATTCGAGCTGACGTGCGCCGCCGATGCCGCCCCGGCGGAGGGGCAGTTCGCGTTCATCGACGGCGGCGAGTACGGCGGCGTCGTCGACGAGTCGAGCTACGACGCAGGCCGCGATGCGGCGGGCGCCGTCACGTGCAAGGGACGAACCTGGCACGGCATCCTGGCGGGCAAGCGCCTGCTGCCGAACTCCGGCAGCGGCTATCTGTCCGTGAGCGGCAAAGCTGGCGCCGTCGTCGCCTCGCTCATCTCCCGCATGGGGCTGTCGGCCGTCTTCTCGGCCGCTTCCGATGATGCATCGGTGAGCTACGCCTTCGACCGCTTCACCGACGGCTACAGCGGCCTCAAGGCGCTTGCCAAGGCCAACGGCCGCAAGCTGGCGATGCGGCGCAAGGGGAGCAAGGTCGAGCTTTCGCTGCCGCCCGTGGCGGACTATGCGAACAAGGTGGACTCCGACCTGCTGGACTTCACGCTGACCTCGGTTCACCGCTGCGTGAACCACCTGGTCTGCGCCGGCACGGGCGAGCTGGAGAACCGCGCGGTCGTCCACTTCTACGCCGACGCCAAGGGCAACGTCTCCCACAAGCAGACGCTGTTCGGGGTCGACGAGATAGCGGCGCTGTACGACTACAGCAACGCCGACGAGGCCAAGCTGGAGGAGGACGGCCGCAAGAAGCTCGCGGAGTACCAGACCACCGGAAGCGTCGAGGTGGACGCCCACGACGACATAGACGTGGACGTCGGCGACGTGATCTCGGCGCGCGACAACGCGCACGGGCGCACCGTCGCGGCGACGGTGGCCAAGAAGGTCGTCAAGGTCAGCCGCGGCGTGGCCACGTACTCATACGAGGTCGGCTCCGAGACCACGACCAAGACGACGAGCAGCGGGACCGCCGAAGGCGGCGGCGGGCACGCGTACCTGGCCGGCAAGGGCCTGAAGCTCGCCAACTACACCTTCAGCGCGGAAGTCGATTCCGAGGCTTTGGCGGCGGTGGAGGCCAAGGCCGAAAAGGCCGCGACCGACGCTTCGAACTCGCTCCAGACATGGGCGCAGGCCGGCATCGCGATGGGCGAGGTCTCCACGCTCGCGGAGGGCGCGAAGGCCACCGCGTCGCTTTCCGGCGAAGGCCTGAAGAAGACGCTCTCGTTGGGCATCCCGCGGGGCGCGACGGGCATCCAAGGCCCCAAGGGGGAGACCGGCGCCACGGGCGAGCGCGGCCCGCAGGGATTGCGAGGCCCGCAAGGCGACGCCGGCCCGCAGGGCGAGATCGGCCCGCAAGGCCCGAAGGGCGCGACGGGCGCGCAAGGACCCAAGGGCGACGCCGGCGAGCAGGGCCCCCAGGGCATCCAGGGAAAGCAGGGGCCACAGGGCGTCCAGGGCGAGACGGGGCCGCGCGGCCCGCAGGGATTGCAGGGCATCCAAGGCCCCAAGGGCGACACGGGCGAGGGCTTCTCCATCTCGAAGGTTTACTCCAGCTACGAGGCGATGCAGGCGGGGTGGAAGAGCGACGGCGTGAAGGCCGGCGGCTTCGCAGTCATCGGCTCGGACGTGGAGGACCCGCACAACGCAGAGCTTTACGTGAAGGGAGCGAGCGGCTACTCGCTCATCGCGGACATGAGCGGCGCCACGGGCGTGAGGGGCGAGCAAGGCCCGGTCGGAGCGCAAGGCCCGGCCGGCGCGACGGGCGCGGCCGGCGCCGCCGGCCCGCAAGGCCCGAAGGGAGCGACGGGGGCGACAGGCCCGCAAGGGCCGCAAGGCCCGGCCGGCGCGACCGGAGCCACTGGCGCGAAGGGCGCGACCGGGGCGACGGGGCCGCAGGGCGTCAAGGGCGAGCAGGGCGAGCGCGGCCCGCAGGGCATCCAAGGCCCCAAGGGCGAGAAGGGCGACCGCGGCGATTCGGGCGTGACCGCGCCCCTGTCGGGCTTCTTCTCGCTCACCGTGGACGCGGACGGGAACCTCTGGTCGCACGTCGCCGACGGCGGCGCCGCGCCGCCGCTCTCATACGACCCGTCCACAGGCGAGCTTTACTACGAGATAGGTGGGTGACGATGGCGAAGTTCCTGGTCGGCAACATCAAGGGCCCTAAGGGCGACAAGGGCGCGACGGGCCCGCAGGGCGCGACCGGCGCGAGGGGCGCGACCGGCGCCACCGGCCCGCAGGGGCCGAAGGGCGAGACGGGCGCGACGGGGCCGCAGGGTCCCACGGGCAAGCAGGGCCCCACCGGTCCCGTCGGCCCGGCGGGTGCTCAGGGCCCGCAGGGAATCCAGGGCCCCAAGGGGGCCACCGGCCCGCAGGGCCCGACCGGCCCGCAGGGTCCGAGCGGCGGCAGCATAGCCGACACGAGAAACGCGAACAGCTCGCCGGCGTGGTACATGAGCGGCCACGCCAAGTCCATATACGCGGAGTTCAAGACCGCGAGCGCGATCGGGCTGTCCGGAGACACGTTCGCCGTGCTCGTGACCCTGACCCCATGGAACGATGATTCCGGAGGGCTGCCGAAGCAGGTGGCGGTGGTCGGGGCGGACATGTACTGGCGCCGCGGCACGTCCGCTTCAGCATGGGGCGGCTGGCAGCACATCCTCGACACCGCCGACCCGAACGCGACGTGGCTCATGGCGCACCGGGTCGGCGAGTATGTGGAGACCGACGGCTCGTTCAACCCGAACAGCGTCGGCGGCACGTGGAAGCAGGTGCCGAGCGTAGGCCCGTACACGTGGCTGAGGACGAAGTAAGGAGAGGATATGGCAAAGACCGACAACATCACGCGCTACACGTGCGACCGCTGCGGCGAGAGCGCGTACCTGCAGCAGGGGGCCGCGGCCGCCGGAGACTGGCGCGAGGTCGAGCGGTTCGACCAGTACGGCAGCAAGGCGAGCAGGCTTTTGTGCAAGGGATGCACGGACGAGTACAAGAAGCTCGCGGCGCAGCACGATGCGGCGTTCCAGCAGTTCATGACCAACGCGAAGGAGCAGTAAATGGCATTCGAGATAGTGGACGGCATGACCGGCACCAAGCACATCAGCTCCGACGACCTTGCCGCGCTCAACACGGCGACCGTCGGCAAGGCGGACTGCGTGCTCAAGTACGGCAACGACTTCGCGCTGACGATGGCCAGCGCCAACAGCGCCACCCTCGGAACCGGCGTCGGCATGGTGGGGGGCAAGCGCTTCTGGAACCAGGCGGCCACATCGCTCACCATCCAATCTGGCACGCAGGGCCAGAAGCGCAACGACCTGGTTGTCGCGCGCTACTCAAAGACGAACGAGGGCATCGAGAGCATCGAGCCGATGGTCATCAAGGGCACGCCGACCACCGGCACGGCGGCGGACCCCGCCGTAACGACCAACGACCTGAAGCTGTGGCGCGTGCCGCTCAACGGCATCACCGTCGGCACGCCCGTCAAGCTTTTCAATCCCGTCACCCCTTTGGCCACGCTCGGGGATTCCGTATCCCAGCTTAAAGCTTCCGTATCCCGAAAGCAGGTCCGCCTCGGCAACAGCCTCATGTGCTGCGTCGAGGGCGGCGTCTGCATCGTCTCCGTCGACTTCCTGAGCGTGCCAGTCGCAAACTCTGATCGTAAAATCGGAACCCTCCCGAACGGCATGAAACCGCTAGGGAGCACGGCCGCCGACCAAACGGGCAGCGACGAAGTCGCATACATCGCGCCGCTCAGATACAGGGGCGATAGCTCCATATGCGGGCAGCTCATGGTCAAGAACTCCGGGAAAATTAGCGTCTACGTAAGCCACGGAGGGAGTAGCTACGCCTACTATTACGGACAGTTGGTCTTCCCGGTGACGCGCTCGTAGCACTCCGTAGCGCCGTATCCCTATTAGCGCTCAAGGGAATCATCTACTGAGCTTGAGCGCTAGCAAAGTCACCCCAATATGCGACGACTCGTACGTTGGATTGACGAGCAGCTTTATGCCGCCGCTGTCGAAGGTGATCTCCTCGACCGTGCACCACGCCAGTCTGATAGGGATGAACGTCCAGCTAGAGTCTGTTCCCTCGTATCTCATATAAATCTTTCGGTTGGCCTCGCCCGGATACCCGCTCGTCTGGACGGATTCCAGCACCTTCCATCCGCGAATCTGAATCGGGGATACGGAATGCTATGCCGTTCTGACCCACAGCGTGACGACGCCTGGACCCTCCGCGTAGATGTGCCATCTTTGCGCTTCGGAATTGTTGTACGAGTAAATCTGCACTTCTGCGCCGGCGACGTCGTACCTGCCACCCTTGACGTCGAGAACCGAGCCGACCTTGGTCGTGAGAGACCAGCGGTAGCTTTTCCACGTGCCGGGCAACCCGAGGGTTTTCGGCGTGACCGAGCCGGCGAGCCATACGACGCGTCCTATTGGCCACTCGCGGGATACGGAATGCCTGTTAGGTGATTCCGTATCCCGGAAGAGCTACAGCGTGAGCTCTTCCGACGAGCGCATCTCCGTGGACACCTGCGTCGAGGTCGCGGGCATGGTCTATATGGCCGGACGCATCAACGCAGGTCAGTGCAATTGGATAACCGCGACGCTGACCGGCTGCCCGTTGCCGCTGCACGAGACCGGCGTGACCTACGGGCGCAACTCCGTTTGGAAAAGTCCGTCGATAACCGGCGCGCTTGGCGGGAACGGCGTCATGATCGTGCAGGTCAGCGACGTGGTCTCGAACGACGAGATATGGTCAATCGTCTATCTCAAGGCCTAATAGAAATACGACACGATGCCGGTGATGTAGTTCTCCCAGTTCGCGTCCACCTGCGTATAGATGTACAAGAAGGGGTCTTCGTGGTCCTTGTTCGGGACCCACAGCTGGGCGACGTTGTTGCTTTGCCTGTGGGCAAGCGGAGCGTAGAGCGACGTGTCGGGCAGGTACTGCGCCGGAATCGTCATCGGAACCTTCCAGTTGTCGTTCGCCTTGATGCCGTACACTTGAACCTGGATTGTGCAGATGCCAGCCTTCGCCCTGTATAGCACGCCTCCCCACGTGCTGTCGCTGTACAGGTTCACCCAGCCGGTATCCTGGGATACGGAATGCTACTTAACGCAAATAACGGCCAAATCAAAAGGAATGTAATAAGGATCGCCCGCCGTACCATCTGATGTGGACTCTGTTATCGGGATTGTAACTTGAGCTACGT